TCACCTTGCCCCCGCTCGTCAGCGCCGTCGCCTGCCCCGATCCCAGCGCCTCCAGCGCCAGACGCAGCGCCACCGGGTCCTTCGACGCCTGAATCCAGAGGGAAAAAATCAGCCCACGCTCCACAACTCTCCGCTCCCCGTGTCAATCTGCCCTGCCCCCTCCGCGGCGATCACCTTGCCATACACCGCAAACCCGGCCAGATACGTCTCGCAGTCATAGAGGTGGTCCGGCCGGCTCTTGATCCGGATCCACTCATACTGGTCCCGACCCGTCTTGCGGTTCACCCGGTGCACCTTCCGGTGGCTCGCCATGTGCTCCCGGTATTCCGGGCTCACATCGTGCGCCACCTCCCATGACGGGCCCTGCCCCCGCCTGAGCCACGCCAGCAGGTCCTGGCAGGCCGGCGAGCTCAAGAGCAGCAGCCTGCAGCCCGCGTCCGTCGCCTGCTCCGAGCTGTGCACGCTCTTGATCCGTCCCCCCCGGTGATCGATCAGGAAGTGCGGCCGCTCCTCCCCCTTGATCGCCGTCCAGCCATAGCGCGCCGCAATCCGGTACGTGTCCTGCGCCTCATACCCGGAATCGATCGCCACGTGCTTCACCCCCTGCCCCTGCATCATCTCCGCAATTTCCTCGATCGTCCTCCGCCTCCCCTCGTCCCACAACCGGCTCGCCCCGTCCCGGGCAAACGCCCGGATCACGTACCACCACTCGTCAATCTGCCGGTCGATCGCCGCCAGCAGGATGTGCGGCGTGGCCCACTCCTGCCGCTTCGCAAAGGCCCCCGGCGGGATCGCCATCGCCTCCTCGTCGCTGAACTGGTCCTCCCAGGGCAGCGCGCACCACCCGTTCACCCACCCCTGCAGCCCGTGCAAATAATGCTTTTCCGTCAGGAACTTTTTCGCCGTCTCCCCGAAGCCGATGTTGCTGTACCAGCTTGGCAACCGGAACGACCGGTGCCCCGGATCCGCCTGCCCGTTGCCCGCCACCCACCTCCCCTTTTCCACCGCCTTGCGCCGGTGCCCTTCCCCCCACCCCTCGTTGCATTTGATGCAATGATACCGTGCCGTGTCCTGCACCCGCTTCAGGTCCCACCTCCCGTCCTCCCCCCGCGCCCCCTCGTCCCACTTGATCTGCCCAAACTCCATCCCCTGCATCTCCCCGCAGGCGTGGCACGGCACATGAAAAGTCTCCTGCGTCCCCGCCTGGTAGTTCTGCCAGATGTCCCCCGTGCTCAGCGTCGGCGTGCTCGTCAGCACATGCTTCCGCCCCGGGAACGCCTTCGTCCGCTCCAGCGCCAGGTTGTAGGCCGCCGCCTCCTTCTCCGTCGGCGGGGCGAACTTGTCCAGCTCGTCCAGCACCGCGATGCAGATCGGCCGGCTTGAGATGTTTGCCGGGCTGTTGCTCCCCACCAGCGAGAGCGTCATCGTCGCAAACTGCATCTCCAGAATCTTGAAGTCGTCCATGTCGTGTGGGAACAGCCCCCGCACCGGGCGGCACTTCTGCAGGATCGGCGTCAGCCGCGTCTCGCTGTAGCTCCGCGCCAGGTCCGCATTCGGCATCACCAGCAGCGCCGGCGCCGGGTCGTTGGCGATCCGGTACGCCAGCCACACCGCCAGCGTCAGCGTCTTCCCCGTCTGGCTCCCCCAGCACAGCGTCACCGTGTGCACCCCCGGGTCCCCCAGCGCCTCCAGCACCCCCCGCACGTACGGCGTATAGGCCGTCGTGTAGAGCCCCGGCCTTGCCGTCAGCCGGCTGTCCAGCTGCACATGCCTTTCCGCCCACTCGATCACCCCCGGCGGTTCCTCATAGTGCCAGCGCATCCGCGCCCGCCTCCGCAGCTCCTGCTGCGCCCCCGTCACAGCGCCGCCTCCACCTGCCGCATGATCTGCCCCACCTCCCTCTCCACCTCCCTTTCCACCTCCGCCGCCGGCCGGTTCGCGCAGATCGGCGCCAGCCGCTTCGCCATCCCCTTCAGCAACGGCACCAGCGCGTTGTCCCGGGCCGCCGCCAGCTTGTCCGCCTCGTCCACACTCACCATCGTCCCCTCCGCCTTGTCGATGTCCGGCCGGTCCCCCTTCATCCGCCGCAGCGCCTCCACCACCTTCGTGTAGTTCGTGATCAGCTCGCTGCGGTCCGCCCGCCTGTCGTCCTTTGCCGTTTCCCCCAGGCTCGCCGCCAACTCCTCCAGCCTTTTGATCTCCAGATCCAGCCCGCTGCCCTCCGCCTTGACCAGTGGTTTGGCTTGAGCCTTTTTGCGCTGCAGGTACACGGTCGCCCTGGACTTGCCCGTGGCAGCCATAGCCCGCTGGACGTCATAGTTCCGTGTTCTGCCCATAAGACGCTATGGTTTGGAGGCTACACTTAAGAAAAATGCGCGAGTCGTTGCCACCGCTGGCATTTTTGCCTTAAAAGATTTCTTGTAAGTCGTTGATACAGCTTTTAAGTTTTCTCTGTAGCTTTGCATCGTTTTTCAACAACTTGCGCTGGTTTAGGGCTGCGCAAGTTCCTCATATGCGTCCACGATTGGCTTGGCTTCACGCAGGAACTGCCTGCGCAAATCCTCATCTGCCTTAATGTAACGCAGTCCGCGGTTAGCCACCCACTGCGCCGTCTTAATGACGATGGCCAGGAACGGCTTGGGCTCGCTGGGTTCGCTGGTAGTGATGGGATCGGGCAGCATTTCGCTCCAGAGAAGAAGTTGTCGAACCACCCCCGGTTCCCCGCTGTTGAGCTTGTGGCGATTGGCGGCCACTCGCTCGTAGCGCTTAGCCTGCTCATCAGTGATGCCAGCATGCTCTATGAGCTTGGCAACATCCTGACCATTAGACCTGGCTTGCCCTATGATCTGTCCGGCCTTGGCAGCCAGACTGATCACCTCGCCCACTCGGGCAAGGGCGTCCTCACGCTTGCTGTTTAGTTCCTTGATTACCGCCTTAAGGGTTTGCATTTGTTCATTCCTTTCATAAGCGCAGCCATGTTAAATCGGGGTGTTTCACGCCTGCGCTTGTCGTGATGCGCCCTTGCTCTGTTCTGATAAGATTTGCGCGCCTTCTCTGACTTGGCCGACCGGAACCTGATGCCCAGACGGTCCGCCACGTCCAGCGCCTTCTTGCTGACCGCCTGTTTGGTTATGCCGAACCGTTTGGCCACGTTGGTCATGCTTTCCGCGCTGCGGTTAAGCACGATCGACAGCACCGCCTGATCCAGCGTGTCGGTGATATTTTGCACGGTTGGATGTTCCGGTGCCTTGGCCATGAGATAGTCGATAACCAGCACCGTGTTGGTCACCCCACAGGTTGTGGCGGTAAATGTCGAAAAAGCCTCACGAACCAGATCCCGCAGGCTGTCGATCCTCATGCTGGGATGCACGTCGTTCCCGGGCATCCGCTCGATCAAATCCTGGTCGATCATATGCCCCAACCTTCAAGATAATTAGGATTTGCAGACTTCACCTTCAAGATCCCCCTTAAAGGGGGGATCTTGATGGTTGAACCGTCAACCGAACTTGAAGCCACCTTCAAGTTAATTTGAAGGTTAAAAAGGGTCATCGGTTTTGACCTCCAGTACGTAGGTGCCGTTGTCCAGCTTTTTAAGCAGCCCGTTATCCAGTGAATCCTTGACCAAACGGTACGCCGTGGCCGCTGATCCGCCTGTCTCCTTGACCACCCACTCCTCAAGTGCCTTCCGGCCGCACGGGTACTGCTTGTACTTGGCAAAATCGACCTGCATAGCCTCCGGCCCCGGCTTCTTCTTGCTGGGCTGGCCAGCCTCTATCCAGGCCAGCCCGTGGTCAGAATGACGCAGGTGCACGAACGGCTGAACGGGAGACCTTGCCGCGCAAATGTCCCCCGCCTTGAGAGATGGCTGCAGGCTCGACCGCTTCCCCCGCTTGCTGACCTCCAGCCGGTAAATGTTCACGCCCTCCTCATCCTGCCCGACCGCAGCAAGGGTGATCACCGCCCGGGCCCAGTTGGTCAGCTCGCTTGATCCAAACCCGCTGTAAGCCTTGTCGTGCCCTTGATAGCCCACCCCTTCCCGCAACGGCTTGGGTGTATGATGAATCAGCATCCAGGCAAACTTCCCGGCCAAAGCCAGAGGATTCAGCCTGTTCCGCAGAAAGCCCCCCGCAGTCTCCTGGTTGGACAGGTCTCCCCCGATAAAGGCCAGCAGGGGATCCATCCAGAACAGGTCCGGCTTGTGCTTCTCGGCCAGCCGCCTTGCCCGGTCCACAAACGTGTCCCCGGTGCTGGTGCAATCCCTCACGATCAGCACGTTTTTCTTCACCATGTCCAACTCATTTGCCGACAAGTTCATCGACCGGATCACGCCCTGCACCGCCTCCGCGCAATCCCCCTCGTCGTTCTCCGCCTGCACGATCAGGCTGCGCAGGCCGTCCCCCTTCGGCGTGATCCCGAAAAACGACCGCCCCACCGCCCAGGTGATCGCCGCCTGCA